ACTTGTGTGCCTTTTTATTATGAAACAAGAAATTTGGTTAGGCGATTGTCTAGAATTAATGAAAAATATTCCAGATAAATCAGTAGATGCAATTATATGTGATTTACCTTATGGTACTACTGCATGTAAATGGGATGTCATTATCCCTTTTAATAAACTATGGGAAGCATATAATCGAATAATTAAAAATAATGGGGCGATAGTTTTATTTGGTCAAGAACCCTTTTCCTCCTTATTAAGGACGAGTAATTTAAATAATTATAAATATGATTGGTATTGGAAAAAGGAGAGACTTACTAATATTTTTCAAGTTAAACGCCGCCCTGGAAAAGTAGTAGAAACTATTTCGGTTTTTTATAACGAACAGTGTCCATATTTTCCTCAAAAAACCATCCATGTTGGACCATTACGCACAAATAAGATTAAAAATGGCAGACTAGGAAAGCTTGTGGATTCGAATAATAGTAAGCCCATAGAATATGTAGATAACGGATTGAGAAACCCGATTGAAATCTTAGAATTTAAAAGAGATATATTGAGTAGCAATCTTCATCCAACCCAAAAACCTTTAGCCTTAATGGAATACCTAATTAAAACTTATACCAATGAGGAAGATTTAATTCTTGATAATTGTGCTGGTTCTGGTTCAACTTTACTTGCCGCTAAAAACCTCAATCGACAATTTATCGGCATCGAAAAAGAAGAAAACTATTATAATATTTGCTTAGAAAGATTAAAATGATACAAAAATTAATTCTCGGTGATTGTTTAGAAGAACTGCGTAATATTTCAGATGAATCTATTGATTTAGTTCTCACTGATCCACCATTTAAAATGACAAAAAATGGTAAATCTTGTCGTCCAAATTATATGCCAGCAAGTAATTCAGGGAGCTTGTTTCCATCTGCAATTATTGATCCTAAACTTTGGATGGGTGAGTGTTTTAGAGTTTTAAAAAATCGAACACACTTCTACACGTTCTGTAATAACAATGATATTCGCTCTTATTTAAATGCTGCCGATAGTGTCGGTTTTGAATTACATAATATTCTTAGTATGATTAAGAATACTAAAATGCCGAATAGATGGTATCTAAAATATACCGAAAAGATTCTCTTTTTTAGAAAAGGTGCTGCAAAAAGAATTAACGATCCTACATCCAGAGATTATTTCAATGTGGAAACGCCAACCTTAGCATCTGGTAAGGTTCATCCAACTGAAAAACCCCTATCATTGATCCAAAAACTCATAGAAAATAGTTCCAATGAAGGAGATTTAGTTTTAGATTTATTCATGGGCAGCGGAACAACTTTACTTGCCGCTAAAAATCTCAATAGACAATTTATAGGTATCGAAAAAGAAGAACCATACTATAAGATTTGCTTAGAAAGACTAAAATGATACATGCAACAGTTTACTATTCAGGAACATTCGTCAATAAACCGAATTCCTACACCGTTTCTTTTTCCGAAAAGGATATGGCAATGGAGAGAAAGAACGAGACAACTGGAAGGTTTGAAAGATTGACAGTAGGACAGATTTATGATGCTTTTGCCAAGAGGAACGAGTATAATACCAAAGCAACCGACGAATCGGAAGAGAAATTAGACCATCGCATTTTTGAAGAATGGTTTAAATTTAAACATCTCTCTGATAAATCCTTTAAAGACCATATTACAACCTTCTCCTTCACACAAACACATGATAAAGATTGACTTAGACTTTTATGAAAAAATTATCTTCCAAAATATTCTCAAGAAAGACAGTCCGTTCCTTGCCTCTTGCATTGAACATCTAGAAAAAGACCTCTTCAAAGATAAAGATATTGGAATCATTGTTGATCTAATCAAATCTTTCTATTTAGAAAATTCTACTGTTCCAACTTTAACTGAACTAAAAGCAAGAGTTCTTTCTGCTCAAGCCCGAACACATTTAGAAGCAGCAATTAAATCCATCAAAGGATTAGATTATGAATATAATGAAGCAGAACTAATTAAAAACACAGAACACTTTCTAAAACAAAGAAAGACTGAAATTCTTTTAAATGCAACAATTGATCAAAAGATAGCTGATAAAGTTTTTAATTTAGATACATTTCAACAAGAGTCGGAGAAGATTCAAGCTATTTCGTTGATTGATAATTTAGGATTAGAATTCTTTGCAGAGGTTGATAGAGTTGCCGATTATTTTTCTCAAACTGATAATGTATTTTCTTCAGGATTTCCTAATTTTGATCAAGCAATTGGTGGAGGATTCTTTCATGAAGGGAAACAATTCGGTGTAATTGGTGGCTCAACAAATGTCGGAAAAAGTATTTGTTTAGCAAATATTGTGGTAAATGTCTTATTACAAAATAAAAATGTCTTGATCTACACCTTAGAAATGTCAGAAATGAGATATGCAAAACGTATTTCTTCTATTCTAACTGGTATTGCTCTTGCCAATCTTCCTAATAATGTAGAGAATTTTAAAGATTATATTCAAACCTTTGTCAGGGAACATATGGCAAGGTTGATTATTAAGGAGTTTCCGACTAAGAGTGTATCGGCTAAAACCTTACTTGCTCATGCAGGAATACTAAAGAAAAGAAAGTCATTTATTCCACAGTTTATTGCATTTGATTATCACGGGCTTTTAAAGCCTTCGGTTACACAAGCATCAAAACATACCGAGATGCAATTTATTACACAGGAATGCCGAGGATTGACGTATATGCTAGACGCACCAGGAATTAGTGTTGCCCAATTAAATAGAAGTTCACACGGACAAGAATCTCCTAAACTAGATTCAGTGTCAGGTTCTTGGGATATGATTTCCGATGAAGATTGGCATGTTAATATTTGGCAAACTGATATTGACCGAGAATGTAATATTCTTCGTTATATTGGAGAAAAAGCCAGAGATGGAGCAAAGGGCCATTCCTCTTTTTGGAATATTGACTATGACACATTGAAACTATCTGAACCAGATCAAGATAATAGTCCTGCTAATGATACTGCCCAAGTAAATGCTGCATTTTCGTTAGATGATATTGTTTAACTTAAGGAATAAATATGGTCATGTTACCGTACGATCATACTATTCCTGCTCCAAGTGAAATTTTAAATACTATTGAATTAGAAGAAACAATTAATAAATTTGGCTCATGGTTATCCATTGTCGTTAATAAACCTATTTCTTGTGTAACACTATTTTCAATGTTAAGAAAAGATGAACAATTAAGATCATTTCTTTTAGACTTGACTGATCAATCTTGGTATGTTATTGTTTCCTATATGAGCCATAGATGGCCCGTTCTAAATAAATCTAAGAAAATAAAATGAATAATATTTTCCCCCATTTTGACTTTGATAAATGGCTCAAATCCTTGGTTGGATTATTAGCATCATTTGACACTTCTCCTAAACAAGTTAAGGAGGAAGAGAAGATTCTCGAATTTTGTAAAATCAATTTTTTTGAACAAAACCATAAAAACTTTGACGAATATGAAATTGATTTCTGTGACGAATATCTATATGATATAACAAGATTAAACCAATTCATGAAATATGTCTCTTCTCAAAATAACACTTTAGAAGATATTATTTATATTATTCTCTATTTAAAATATCCCTTTATAACCAATCAAAGAGCTATTGCCAAAGTTCTTCTTTTTAAGAAGTCTTATAATTTTTCTTATAGAGGAACGGACACCTTAATTCATTATAAGATTGTTCAAAAGATTAAACAATTCATTCAAGACCTTCAAATTCCGATTCATTGATGTTAAACGAAACACAGCAGCAGATTTATAATTGGTACATATCTGCTCAAAGAAGGAATAATGATAAACCCTTTCGTTACCGAAGAGACTTTTCCAAATTCAATGAAGAGAAATACCTTCCTTCTTTGATTAAGATTGAGAAGACCTTTGAAAAATATCCCCATTTAAGAAGGCAAGAATTCTTTGATGCCCCTTTTCAAGTGCATACTAAAGAAAAAGATCAATATTATTCCCTTGAATCATATGCAACACAAAAAGCATTAATGACTTGTATTGCTTATTTCAAACTTCTGGATCAACAAAAACCCGATGAACAATTGGAATATATTAAGGAATCATTGAGATTCGTAACCAATTTCTGTATAGAACATAAATTGTTTTTATATCAATATGTTCAATATAAATCAGTTGCCCAGAATGATTGTTTGAAGCATCTGAAGAATCATCAGATTTCATGGTATTTGGTATTAGTATTACCGGGATTTTTATCATTAATTCAAGCAATGCCGCTCGATGAATTTTCATTGTATTTTGGAGAAGAAATCGACATCAATCACTTGATTACAGCATGGGCAGGTAGTAGAGTAACCAGACAATTTTTGGAGAAGAAAGTGAGAGAAATTGATCAATTTCTTATTCAGAAAAATCTAGAAAACAACCGAATTACGAAGTAAATAATTTCAAAGGAGAAATAACTTTTCCTTGATTAAACAATAAAACAAACAAAGTAAAATATGAACATCGAAGACATTATTAATAACATTAATACACTAAAAGAAACAGAAGAAAAGAATAACAAGACAGTAAACAGTTCGGTTGATCCCCGAATTCTACGCTTCAAAAAAGGTTGCAAATACATTGGTCTATTTGTTCCTACTGCAAAGGATACCTTAGTATCATTTGAAGAATGTGGATTCACTAGCCGAGTAGATGACTCTTACGTCTATCTAGGTAGGTCTTATAATGATCCTGCTCTTAAATATAAGGGCGAAAACATTGTGAATAAAACACAATGGGATGAATATAAGAAAGCAAAAGAAGCAGGCGATGAAGCAGCAATGAAAGAAACTTATAAGCTTTTCCCTCAACGGAAACAGTTAGTTAATTTCTTACTTCTAAAAGTAATTGGAGACGATCCGACTGCAAAAGAAAGCATTGGTAAAGTGGTTGTCCCTCGTTATCCTGCTGGCCTTGATAAGGAAAAGAATCCAAAATCAGCTGTATATAAGGCTATCTATGATGGTCTTATGGGAGCAGGACAAAAGAAAATCGGTAAGAAGGGTTTCCTCTATCCGAACACCGTTAAAGACAATGTAAAATTTGTTTTTGATGTAATTGAAAAAGGCGGATTCCCCAACTATGATCAATCTAAGTTTGATCTAATGGAAGAATATGAAATTGAACTGGATTATACCAAAGATCAAGTCATGGAAATTCTTCAATCTGCTCATGATCTAAATGAGTTAGTTCCTGCCCTTAAATCTCAAGCAGAACTTAAAGAACTACTTGGCCTTCATTGGTTTGGTACTTCTGCCTCTGTAGAAGATGAATTGGCTGATGCTGCTGATACGCAAGAAGTTGATTCAAATGATGATGAAATTCCTCATTTAACTTCTGCCAAGACAAGTAAAGCTAGTTATGATGCAGAGATTGATGAACTATTAGCGGATTAATAGTTTAAAGTAGATATTGATAGTAATTAATTGGTGAGCTAAGTAGCATAATATAAAATGGAACCGAATGATAACATTGATATTGCTGCCTTAGCTCACCAATCTAATTTATGGCTGAATCATAAACAGATTAGAGATGGTAGAATTGATCCCCGAAGATTTTTAAATCCGAATCAACCCCAATATCCTCAACAACAGCCATACTATCCTCCTAATCCTTATCAACAACCGCCTCAACCCTATTATCCTCCTCAACAGAATTTTAATTCAGGAGGAGTTAATGAATACGGTTTACCTGAAAGTATTCCTGCTAACAATGTTCAATTACCTCTTATCATGAGAGATAAAGATGGTAATCCAATTGATCTAATGCAAGCCCCTTCTGTTGCAGGTCAAATTCAACCACAACAATACCCTTCTCCTATTACTCACGGAATGCAAAATGTGCAAGGGTTTCAAATGCCAGATTATTCCAAATATAATAATGTTCAACAAGAAAAAGGAAATCCTCCTGAATCAACCTTAGATATTATTTTAAGAGAAATTAAAACTTTAAAAAAAGCAGTTAATAAGTTGATACGTGTATCAGAACAAAGTAAATTACCTTTAGCCAAATCAACCAATACTATATTAGAAAATAATGAAGTTAACGATCAATCTTCGATCCTTTCAGAAAGAATTTGTAGCTCCGATTCTGGAGATTAATAAAGACGGTAAAGCCGCCATCTTTGTAAAAGATAATCTCTTATATAGTATCTCCCAAACCGCTGATAATCGAGTAAGTCTATACAACACTTACTCTCCTTTTAATATCGAAGACCCTTTACCCCGATTTAATGTAAATCTAACTAGGTTAACTAAAGCATTAACTTGCTTAAAAAAGGCAGAAAGCATTTCGACCTTTAATATTCAAAACAATAATCTATCTTATCAAGACGACTTACTTAAATTTAATCTTAAATTACTTGATCAAAATCTATTAATTGTTCCTAAGATTAATCCAGAAGCAATTGATAGATTTCCTTTTACCACTGAAATTAAAGTAGAAGCAACTATTATGTCGGAACTGAAAAGGGTTCTCGACTTTTCCTCTGAAACTGAAAAGTTTTACATTGAATTAGAAGGAAATAAATTATATTTCTTATTTGGTGATAAAAGTGCGGAATCGGCTAATGTTCATGATGATATTAAGATTCTGATTTCAGATAATTTTAGAGGAGAGATTCCTTCAAATATTTTTAACATTAATATTCTAAAATTGCTAGAAAGAGCAAATACAGATGTTATATTTAAGTTAGGTCGAAATGCATTAATTGCTCAATTTCAAAGAGAGAACAGTAACTATCAATATCTTACAACTTCATTAAAGAAATAAACCCATGAGAGACACATATCTAGATTATCCCACATTTTTAGGCAAGGTACGACATTATGAATGTCAAGTACAAAAGCTTGATTTAGTTTACCATCAATCCGATCATCGTTGTTGGAGCGCAGTTATTAACCCTGGAAAGGAAAATATCATTGTAACTTATGGTATTAATAAATATGGCCCAGGAACACGTTATTTTGATGTTGTAACTTCTGATAGAGTTCATACTGATGTTTACCAGGAGGATGTTTATCCTATGTTAGAAACATTATTAGGTAAAGGAATCGTAACCACATATTTTGAATCAAATGAGCAGTAATAATCGTATCACCACCCAATCATATGCTATCAAACGTCTAAGAGATAGCGGATATATCGTAGACCGAATCGATAGTCTTTCTTATACAGAAGAAGATAAGCGTAAATGGTCTATCATCGTAGATAATGGAATCGCATCTATTATCCTTACATGTTTTAAAGATTCTACTATTCAATTGTATGATGGCGGAAGGTTCTTTAATCCTAATCTACGAATTGATACTGATTCTGTGGAAGTTCTTATTGACTATTTCAATGAACGAGGTATTGTAAACAAACATTGGAACTACGGAAAAGCACGGATCGAAAATCTATAAATAATTACATGGCAAGAAAGAAACCTACCAAAAAAGATGAGATAGCCGAATCGCTTCAACATTATCAAAAGGTAGATGAAGTAATCAATTCATTGCCAACTAATCCTCGATTACCTAAAGGATATAAAAATCTATCTGCTGAAAAGAAAGCACAATTTGTTAAGATGTTAAAACATCTTTTACATGAGTTCATGGATAGTTATATGCTTGTTGGTTTCTCTGCTGATGGATTAGAAACCATCATTGTCGAAAATCATGGAACCCCTTTAGAAACAAGGGGTTTAAATGATCTTGCATTTGAATTCTTCAATATCTATTTTTCTAATGTTATAGGAAATAGTATGGGAGAAGATGACGACGATGAAGATTTTTAAGGCTTTAATTTAGCTACAAAATCTTTAAGATCATTAGTGCGATTGAGCCAGCCATGAAGAAATTTTTGGTTATGACCTACTCCAATAGCATGATAAAAAACTGTTAGCTTATTTAAAAGTTTATCAATTGTGTCTTGTCTATCAAGTTTATTGACGGCAGCAATAGTAGCAGGTCCAATTTCCCCATCTTGGGGAACTCCTGCAATTTCTTGTAACCATTTTTCATGTCCTCTGCCAGTATTAATGACTAAATCAGATACTATCTCTCCCACTCCGAGAGGAAGTTCTTCTGCCCGAATTGCTTGCCAAGATTCATTCCAGTAAATTTCTTCTGCTTGTTCTTTCGTTAAATTTTTAATATCTACATGAGGATGACTGGCAGCATCTATTCCCCACTTAGTGGCCCCCCCGGAATCTGAAGGGTCATTTTCATACGTATCCCCTTCCCAAGTTATCAGCCACGAAAAAAATGTTTTAAATCTATCAGTCATAATGAATTATTTATAATAATTTATTGCTCTTTCGAAGATTTATTATTCCCGGTAATATCTGTAAATTGTTTTCATGATGTGCCCCACCTTTAGATACCGGAATTATATGATCCACATGAAATTTTATTCCTAAACATGAAGATATTCGTCTAGTTGTTTCATATATACATATGATAATATTATTATTAGCCGTTGGTGATAATCTCTTTCTAACTCGCCTAATGGCACTATAATTATTATATAAATGAACTTTATCTTTTTTTCGTTGTCTTCCTTTTTCTAAAAGGACATTTCTATTAGTATAATAATATTTTAAGGTTTTACTATTACGTGTATCTTTATTTTTTTCATACCACTTTTTATGTGCATTTTTCATTTTTAACTTATTTTTCTCATTATATTGTTTGGTTTTTTCTATATCTCTAATATAAACTGTTTTTTTCGTCTGTAGGATACGCTCCCTATTTTTTAAGCGATATTCTTTATTTTTTATTTTTATAAGCTCTTTATTTTTCTGTTTATATTCTTTTACATATTGTTTACGACGTTGTTTCTGTGCTTCCTTTTTCTCTTCTTCAGTCATATATTCTATTTAATTTTGACTGAAAAGTAGATCAACCTTAGATACATATATCTGGTGAATTTCCGATAAATGTAGTATTTTCCCCGGAATTATCTACATCAATATTAAGATTGAATTGGGATAAATTACTCAATTGATTTTTTAAATCAGAATATTGTGATTCCATTTGAGAGGCAATCGCTTGCATTTTTTGAACAATTTGTTGTCGGGTATAATTAGAAGTCCGTACTCCTTCTCCTGTTGGTAAAGTATCTTTTTGACCTTTTTCAACTGTTGCCACTTTCTTACCGTCTGATGTAGATAAAGGAGCAAGTTTATCATATATGCCATTAGCAACAGAAGGAACATTACTATTAGTATTACTTGCTCCCACTTTCCGTACTTCATCGTGAAGATTTCCTTGCGTTGTCAAGGTTAAAGGTAAAGATGGAAAATTATGATAGTGTGGATGCATACAAATGACATTATCAGCAGCAATGCTATAAACATCCAAGCAATGTTTATCCCCATTTGAATCAACTCCCTGTGCATAGCCGATCAAGGCACCAGCTAATATATTACCATAAGTTGTCCCTTTGGTTTTTCCTGACATATCAGGAGGTTGTTGTTTAACCCCCGGTAAAGGTGGACTTCCTTCAGGAATACAAATAGTTGGCGTTGGTTCCGGCTGAATAGCTAATTCAAAATCTGCTTCAGTCGTATGCCATTCTAAAGGAGCAGTAATATGATGCAAGGATACTTCTCCCTCCACATGTAATCCTCCTTTAACAACCGCATTAATACCAACATTTAAATTACTATCAATTAACAATTGTTGTTCTGTTCCCTGTTTGCCTGTAATCTCATTAGGTCTAAGAGAAATAATATCTGCATTTAAATCAATGCGCTTAGCTGCCAAGGCAATCTCACTTCGAGAACTCATTAAGATATTTTCCATTGCAGCCGTAAACAAGGTTCCTCCTAGTTGCATTTGTCCTGATGTTTTCATCATTATTCCTCCTGAACCAGCAACTAAGTTAAAATTATGATTGGCTTGA